TGGACGTTTCTCTTCACGAACCTTCTTGATTTTGAGTCCGTCAATTACACGTACTTCCGTGAGACCTTCCTCTGGTTTTGCAGGGTCAATGATGCAGTGATAGTAGATTCTACCATCAATGTACCACCTCTTGAAAATGTCGTATCCAAGATTGCGAAAGTCGAGGAGTCGTAGGATAGTCTTGAACTCACGATGGAGCTCTTTCTTGACTTTATCTCCTACGTTCAGATTTGAAAGGTTGAGGGTGACAAGGTCTGTTTTCCCTGTATCAACAATAATCTCGTTAACAATATCATCGATGGCGGTCTCACACTCAGGTTGTAACGCCATACCACGATATCGGGCGATCAAGTCAAACTCATTTTTGACTGTACCCTCAAGATCAAGGAACTGACCAAATGCACCAGCCCCAGAGGCGATGGAAGCTATTCCGTCCTCTGGTTCTGGTACAGTAAAATGTTGTGAGGTCAGCTTGTCACTGTCATCCCTTCCGATTGTAAAACCGAAAAGTTTGATTGCCATAATATTACTTAGTCTTTAAGTTCTCGTGTTGCTGCTTTTTCAATTTCGTAATACTGATAAGCCATTGTGACTGTGAAAGACTCAATGGTGTCAGAATCACCATAACTTAATGCGATATCACTGACCTGAGTTGGGAAAGCTGTAATGAACTTATACCTTCGGAGTTCGTTACCTTTCTTACCTAACTGGGTCACATAGACTGTCGATATAATATCGGAGTCGTTGTTGATCTCGACTTTGTTGCCGAAAACGTTCGCGAACTTTTGAATGTCGTGTGTCCACTCTTCAAAACCGATTCTCATTGACATATCTTCGTCATTGTAGAATGTCAGTGAAAGGTCAGCGAAAGTTCTAGTGCCAGGCAGTTTGACTGTCCTTCCCATGAAACTTACAGGGATAGCACTCAAATCTGAGGCTGGGAGACTAGCTCCCTGACACAGAAGGAAATGTTCGTCTTTGAACGTTGGAACGTTCTTGAAGTAAGTTTGACCTTTTCCTTCGATACTTACGGCAAATAAATTAGGACGAGCACCAGCTTTTGGAAACGCACTAATAAAATCATTTATAGTGTATGCTACATCAGCCATTTATCTCCTTATACTGCCCCAACCGCTTCGCTGAACTCGACCCCAGAACGGACCGCAACGAATGTCAGTTGTATGAAGTTAATAGATTTAGTGGGCTTGATAAAGATGTCTGCCGCGAACTTGTTAGCATCAATGATGTCTGGTGTATTGTTTGTCTCATCACATACGACTAAGAAGTCAGTGAGACCCTGTCCAGACTTGATACCTTCCAGAAAACCCTCAACGAGAGACTGGAAGTTTGAACGTGTGAATGCGGTATTGAACTGGAAGAGTTGGTCTCTTGCAGCCTGTCCGATGACCTTCTCACAATAGATGAAAAGTCTTCGAACGTTTACTCTATCGAACGCACTTGGTTTCGGTGAAAGTGTCTTATCACCAAAAAGAACTGTTCCTTGGCCTGGGAAACTTACAACTGGGTTAAACCCGATTCTGTAAAGTTCGTCCCTCTCCTCTTGTGTAGGATTGTAAGCCAGTCTTATAGCACTATTTATGGTGCCTCTCTGGAACCCTGCAGGTGAGAACCAAGTATCTGCGTCAGCGTCAGTCCTTGCCAGAATACCTGCGATGTCTCCGTTCAACGGAACCCATCTGTAAGTATCATTGTACTTATCGTACTGATATCCCCATCCTGTATCTAGGATAGAGTATGTAGAACTTGTCAAGGATGTTCTGAAGTTCTTTAAGTTTGAAAGTTCAGCATTAGGTCTATTGACTACGTCTGAGAACTCAGGTGAAATACAGACTACACAGTCTTTTCTCTTTCCTGCGATACCAGTAATGTAGTTAGCTAATGTGGCCCCATCCCCTTCGGGTGGTGCACCGAGCATACAAATGGAAATTTCGATGACGTTCGGGTCGTTGAACTTATCCCAACCCAACTGCATGTCACCTACTGTGATGTTAGCACCATCACTTCCACCAGTCATCTCGTAGTAGTAGTTCTGTTTTACTGTAGTGAAACGAGAGTTCTTTGTGTATCCACCCCAGTCTCCTGTCGCGGCTGCCATAGCCTCGTTAGGATGGTTCATCCAAACAACATACTGTGACAGGTTGTTCATCCTGTTCTTGTAGTAGATGTTTGCACCTTCGGGTGACTTAGCGTCTCGTGCTACAGACATATTTGCGTATGACTCAATGATGTCATCTTCAACTTCTGTCCAGTCAGCCGCGTAGTCATAAACTACAGCGTGTATTTCGTCATTGATCGCATTTGCTGTTTCTGCGAATGGTGACGTGCCTGGAGCGGAGTCAAAGTTCAGTGCAAACTTCCATCTCTTGTCGTAGCTTGTTCCACCAGCGATAGCGACAGTAGAGACAGGTCGTTTGATTGTCATTGAGGTTGCAGACTCGATAGACACAATTTCAGATGTGTTTGCACCTACAACAATGAGGTCACCGACACCAAAGTCGATGTTGAAGGCCGTACCTGTTCCATTTACTGTAGTGGAATTTGCGGTCAGACCAACTGTACCCACCATGTTGAAATCCTCAAAGTTACTATGGACCAGTCTTTGACCTGCAGAACCTGCGGCCTGGTCAGCGAGAGGATATGTACAGTCTGCTACTGTATTCGATGTGACACTCGAAATGTGGAAAACGTTTCCGTTAACACTTACTCGTGAACCTACGAAAAGTTCCTCATCAAAGAGTGTACCTGTTCCTGTGATTGTTCCACTAATGATTTCAACTGTTCCAGTCAAGTCCTTTGCAGGAGTATCAGCTGGACAAAGTGAAATACCTAGTGAGTTACCCAGTGAGCCTGGGAATTTCGCTGCCCAGAAACGATTAGGTGTACTGTCTAAGTTACCACCTTGGTCTGGGTCAAGTGAAATATATGCGTCAGCGTTCTTGATTAAACGACCTGCCCCGTCAGTAGTAGCATTCAATGCGTCATCAGCTACGACTCTGACAAGTCTTAAATTGTTACTGTAGCTCAAGAAGTTAGCCGCAGCGAAATAATGTACGTAGGTGTCTTCATTAGGTTTACCGAACCTTGCTTTCAAGTTTGGTTCCGATGTGACCAATGTAATCTCATCAGATGGACCCCAAACAAACTGACCCACAGCGGCAGCGATAGAAGTCGCTACTGCAGGTGTTCCAGTAGTAAGGTCTATCTCCCTAATAGAGACGCCTGGACTTATTGGAAATGCCATAAAACTCCTTTGTTACAAATCGTCAGCAGTTTGCGTATGTAAAGTATTTAGAAAATTTCGGGTCTTACGATAACCAAGAATCATCACCATCTCGTACCACCATAGTAGGTGGTTCCTTATAGTCATATTCAGAAATTCCGTCATCGTAAAAACCGAATGGAGTTAAGTCATCCCAAGTTGACTGGTCCACATCCTGAAGGAACTCAGCCCTCAGTGAGACCTCAATCAAGTCCTCAAAGTATTGTTGAGAACTCAGCCATCCATACAATAGACAGCACATCACAAGGTCATCAGTATTGCCAGGTTGAGCCTCCCAACTCTTACCCTTTTGACAGAATGCATAGAGTTCTTGTATGAGGTCCACATCTTTGATAATAACCTTGTCGGCTTCCACCATATTTTTAAAGGTGTTTGCTCCGATGTTCTTGGTTATTTGGGTTGTCCGTAAACCCATAGACGCAGACCTTGAGAATCCTGCCGAAATGACAATACCCTCACGACCATTGTGTCGTGTCATAATCATATTCTCGTAACCTATGTCGGTACGTAGAATGTGTCCAACTTGAGAACCCACATCGTTGGTCTCTACCAGAACGTGGGCATCATTGTATTGTTTTGCTATTTGGTTGATAAAGTTTGGAAAAACCAGAGGTGTGACTGTATTGTCCCGATATTTTGCCACAAGCATTGAAGGGAACTGTGAGACATTCCAGACTGTGATAGCCGAATAGTCCTTACCCTTTCCGTGTGATACGTCAGCGGTCAAACAGTATTGTTGTCCGTACTTGGGTTCTTCGTAGATGTCTAAACCATTTTTAGAGAAGACAGGGTCTTCCCATCTCAACATAGTGAGTTTGTCAGCGGTGATGAGTGTATCAGAGGAACCGATGAACTCTGTCTCAAACTCTTGACGAAACTGTTCTATTGAAGTGTTTCGTATCTGTTTCTTTCTCCACTTATCATCTCTGCCTGGAACTTCAGACCAATGAACCTCAATGGCATTGAAGTCAGACTTCTTATCTATAGCGTCCGTCCACATCTTGTAGAAGTGGTTCATTCCGTATGGAGTAGAAACTACAATCATCTTGGTTTCTTGACCAGAGGTGATAGTAGGATATACTGAACGGAAGAAGTCTTCTGCTATATGGGATTCAACAAAAGCAAACTCATCAAGAAAAACGAGGTTAAAAGAACTACCGCGTATTGCTGACGAGGAAGTAGAGGAACTGATGATAGAACTTCCATTCTCCAACTCAAAGCTACCTTTGTTCCAGACACCAACGCCTTGTTGAATCCACGGAGGTAGATGTTCATAAGCAAGTTGGATACGTTGAAGAAGTTCGCGGGAAGTTGCCGCTTTGTTAGCAAGTAACGCAACTTTCTTTGACTCGTTGAACAATAAGTACCAAAGAATGAACGAAATAACTGTGACACTCTTACCACTCTGTCTCCCTACCTTACATATTGTGAATCGGTGATGGTGAAATGTATTTACCATTCTTTTCTGGAATTCATACATTTTAAATTTCACCAGACCTTTATCAAGAGATACAATTTTGATGTACTTCTCGATAAAATAATCAGGGTTTTCCGCACACTTGATGTATTCTTGTATCTGTTTAGCGGTAAACTCTTGTTCTTGGAACTTAGCCTTGATTAGAGGATTCGCTATGTAATTTCTCTGTGTCATCGAATTTTCCTGACTTGATTGCCTTCAATAGGTCCGCAGTTGAACCCACCATTACGTTGTTTTGTACGTTGGTCTGGTTGTTGATGGAAGTACCTTTGGTCTTTTGAACTTTACCATGTAAGTCCACCAGTGTTTCTTGGGCCTCCGTATATTGTTTGAACAGTTGACCAAAAACCTCAAAGGCTCTGGGATGACCAGAAGCCTTTGCAAGTTCAAGGGCCTCCTGCATGGCTTCCGCCTGCATCTCCACCCCTTGGTAAATGTTCTCACGTGCGTACTCAAAGTCTGTGTCTAGATTCGGTGTAGTGACAGGTCTTGGTTCCATGACCTCAACCTGCCTCTCATTTACCTCATCGAGTCCAAACTCACTACGCAACTCTTCATCATTCATATTGATTTTGCTGGTTCAATTTTTTGTGGTTCTTGTTGAATATGAGGTTGCATTGTTTTCATCTCACACTCAAGGTTTTTGTTAGTCCAGTATTTCAACATATCCTGTCTACCTGCCGACTCTTCCCTAGTCGCATTGTCCGCGTATATGGACTTGATATCATTGACATCAAAGTCTTTTCGTGTCTCATCTGAAACACAATCACATATCATACCTGCAACTTGTGGTGGGAACCTTCTGGCCACCGCGTGACCTTGTATACAACTTTGCCACATCATTCTGATGTCGGCTGTTGGGAACGTACCAGTAAATGGATTTGTTTTTTTGACCTCTATCGTCTTTGTCGTACAACCTACTAACACAAATGCGATAAAGGCAGCTAAAAGTACCTTCATCTATGTCCTTATGTTTCGTCAGTAGGCCAATATGGTGAGTATGGATTTTCTGGAGAGTATCGTGTAATATCCGTTGTAATAGTGTAAGGTTCAAACTCCGTCGCAGCTGCGGGACTAGGTGATATCCTAATCTCTGAATGCATTGCTGGGTCTTCTGCCGGTAAGTCACCGAACGTTCTCACTAACACCTCACGTATTGCACCACCACTATTAGTGATGTCCTTCGTACCAGCGAAGAAATACGCTCTCATCGTAAAACCAAGAGTCCATACCATAACTCTCACACCATCAGCCGTCTGTTCGTATGCATCATCCCATTGAACCGAATCTAGGATTAGCGGAATGTCGAGAGATAAACCTTCCAAGCCTGGGTCAGCACTTTTGAGTAACCTCAATGATGCCGTGAAGTCAGGATGAAAGTTCGGTATTATCTGTTCGACTACTTGAGCTCCATCCTCTGTAGTTTTGGACCAGATATGTAGCTCGAAATTGAGGTCGTAGGGAATGTGCATTGGAACTTTCGTCTGTGCTCCACCCGCTGACATACCTCTAAAATGGTTCAATGGATTCAGTTTTCTTGACAAGTCATACTGAATACCACTGATGAGAAAACCCATTCTTGGGAGAACCACGTTTGGTTTCCTGTCAAGGTTTGGGTCACCCAAAATTCTTTGTCTATAATAGTCTCTACTTGCATAAGTAAGAGGAACTCTGAATCTTGCCGTAGTATTTTTGTCTTTATCAAACCTACGACATTCTATGTTGTTAAACAGAGTTCCAAAATACGCGACATATGTCCGTATCATTCTGTGATAAAAGTATTGTCCGAACATTAGAAGTTTCCGTCGCTAAATGGGTCTATCTCTGAGAAGTCGATGAATGACTCTTCACGTGTAGAGACTTCACCAGTTTCAATATCTGTTACCTGTTCATCCTCACCAATCGATGCAACGTCTTCAAACTCTTCGTTTTGAGCCAGTACATCGGCTGGTGTATCCAGTTCCTCTAGAGGTCTGAGTGCTGACAATGTAGCATCCTCACCCATAAAAGAACCGCCTGGAATGAAAGTAAGTCTTCTAAAACTTCCAGTTGTTGTGATTGTTATACTGAAGTTGTCCAGTCCGTCCTCTGTCAGTATCTTTCCTTCTTCCGCCTCTAGTTTGAGAGGTGACTGAGCTGTGAGTTGGACATCTATCAGTAGGTTGTCACCTTCTACTTCTGTAACGAGTCTGTCCATCGAATCTTCCAACCTCATGTTGGCGATGGTCTCTGTTCCTCCTACAACGATATCATTTGCACTAAACCCGCCGTTCCTTGGAACTACGACAAGTTTACCAGAATTTTCATCGTGAGAGAGAACACGAGCAGAAGGAGAAGATGTTGTATGATCGTCAATACCAAAGTCACTTGTTTTGTAGATAATTTCTCCACGTGAGAAAGTACCATATCCTTCTTGGGTGGATACGTAACATTCGACTCTTCCTTGAGCGTGGTTGTCCTCAATCGCATCGATCTCAGGAATACCTGTGTTAAATATCTCATTGCTATACTCCAACAAGTCGCAGACCATCTGGTACTGCGGAATTATCCCGCCTGGGTAGAACGGGGCTTCGTGTTCAACGAAAGTAATTTGGAATACCTTCTTGTTAAAAGGAAAATACACCAAGTCACCTTCAAAAGGTCTGGTCCTCAGAGTTGACTGAGAACCTGTCTCCATCACCAAAGAGTGTGAGATTCCATCACTCCCTGGCTCCATAACAATACGATCATTTGTCGAAGCAAACGAGTTGAACTCCATCTTCAACCCATCATACTGTATTTGGTCTGGTTGATACGCACTCTCATACGTATCTTGTACTTCAATAGACTCCCATGTCATCCTTGACATAGTCAGTCTCATTCGGTCCTTTATCTCAAGACCGAACTTAGAATAAAACTCTCCCTCCCCTTCGAAACCATCTGTGTTTTCTATCAGAACAGCAACGTTGAAGGAAGTGTCATATTTCAGCTGTTGGGCTTGACCAAATATTTGGTCTTCCTGAACAGCATCTTTTCTGGGTAGATAGACAATATCCCACCCACCCAGAAAAATAGTTTCTGCAGTTAGTGAGTCAATAAGACCTTGCTGACCTGTGTCGGAATAAGGTCTAGTATAAGGACTTACTGGCATTCTTCTCCACATTGGTTGTCAGGAGAACATTCACATGGGTCACACGTGCAGTTCTCACAATGACAATCTAAGTTTTGACATTCGTCTGTCATTATGACCTTTCTATGGAAATGTCCATAGCTGATGGGTCAAGTGTCAGTGTAAATTTGATTGGTTCAATACCTTCTATACTTGGTATTGACG